CGAGTTTCGAAAATTCTATATCGAAAATTATTCGGGCGCCGTCAACGCCGGCAAAGACAAAGTTTTCATGGGCGGTGCGACATGGGCCTCGGCGGGCTTTTCCAATCAGGACGCCGAGCTGCTCCTCACGCGGAAATTTTCCGTAGAGGAGATCGCCCGCTTCTACCGCGTGCCGCTCACGCTGCTACAATGCATGGAGAAAAGCACGTCATTCGGCACCGGCATCAAAGCGCTCAACGAGGGATTTGTCACTCACACGCTGATCCCGCTCGTCACGAATTTCGAGGAAGAGATGGAGGACAAACTGCTGACCGAAGCGGAGAAAGATCAGGACTATTCGATCCGGTTCGATTTCCAAATGCTGCTCCGTGGAACGCCGCAGGATCAGGCGACCTTCTGGGCCACGATGATCCAAAACGCGATGGCCACGCCCAACCAAGGGCGCCTTGGCATGCACATGGCCGAGATCGCGGATGGTCCCGCGAACCAGCTTTACACCGGATCGCTTACGCCCGCAGGCCAGTCCGCCGCGGGTGAGCCCACGCCGGCCGAACCCGTCGAACCCGCTGCCGCATGAAAACGAAACCCATTTTACCCACCCGCGAGCGCCGGTGCGCCTTTTCTGCCGTCGAAACCCGCGCGCTTACTGCCGCCGAAAAATCCGCCGGCTACATCGGCGTGCTCGTGGGCGTGATTCCGCTCAATACCGATTCCGTGACGCTCCGCGATCGCGGGCTCAACAACGGCCAGCCGTTCGTCGAGCGCATCGCACCAAAGGCGTTTGCCGAGGCCGCCGACGTGATCGCCGTGGTGGGCCATACCGATGATCCGCTGGCGGCTTTTGCGCGCGGCGGGGCGAATCTCACGCTTATTGAGACGGAAAAGGAAATCCGCTGGGAGGCGCTGCTGCCCGACACGCAGGCTGGGCGCGATCTCGCGGAGCTGGGCGCCAAGAAAATCTTACGAGGCACCTCGTTTGAATTTGAGCGTGGTGCGACTGATGCGTGGGAAAAGCGGAGCGACGGCACGGCGGTCCGCACGGTCACGAAGGGCAATCTCGTGCGCGTCAATCCCGTGCTCGAGCCCGCTTACGCGGAAAGTTCGTTGTCTGTGGACTTGCGCGCTCGGATCAACCGCGACTGCTATTTCTCGACCGACGTTGCGTATGATCCCACCGCGACGGAGGAAACCTGCTACGCGCTCGACGCCTTGGGCGACAAGCTCGACGAACTCACCGACGCCCTCGAATACCTGCGCGCCAGCTCCGGTGGCGCGTTGACTGATTACGCCAATCGTCAGGTCGCGGAAAGCGCCGCGGCGGTGACGGAGCTGACCGCGTTTCTCGCGGCCAATGGCGCGCAGGTTGATCCGGCGCTCGCCAGCCGCGCCGCCGAAAAACTTTCCGAGGCCCGCAAGGCCCCGGCGAAAAAAGACGTCGCCCCCGTCGCAATTTCCGAAACGCCGAGGGAGTCGGCGCTGCGGATTCTCACCAAGTAACGCTCCCGAAAAAAACAACAACATCACCATGACTCCGAAGCTTAAACAGCTCAACGAAACGGTGGGCGCGCTGAACAAGGAAATCCGCTCCTACCTCGACTCCGAAAAACGCAAGGCCCTCACCGCCGAGCAGCGCGCCTCCGATGCGCACCTCACGGAACTTGAAAACAAATTCGCCGCTGCCAGCGCCGATTTTCAAGCCGAGTTCCGCCAGGCCGGCCGCGAGAGCGGCAAGCCGATTGAACTCACCAAGGGCGAGGAGCACGATGTTTCGCGCTTCGACCTCGGTGTGGCGCTGCGTTCACTCGTCGACGGCACGAAGCTCCAGGGCATCGAAGCCGAGATGGTGGCCGAAGGCCGAAAAGAGGCGCGCACGGCCAATATCGGCGCCGGCAATGGCCTTGTGTTGCCCCGCATGCTCGTGCGCCGCGGTGGCTTCGAACAGCGCGCCGGCAACGCCCTGTCTGCCACCGGCACCACGTCGACCACGCTTGACCAAGGCGGCATGACGATCGCCACCAACAAAGCCGGCCTGCTCGACGATTTCTACAATGCGAGCATTCTCCGCCAGAACGGCGCGACCGTGCTTGAGGGTCTGCAAGGCAATCTCGACATTCCGCGCCTGCTCCAAGCCACCAACCCCGCCAAAAAGGCGGAAAATGCTCCGGCTGATGCCGCGAACGCGACGACCTCGATGCTCTCGCTAAAGCCCAAACGCCTCCCGGCGTATGTGGACATTGGCGAGCAGCTCCTCAACCAATCCAGTTCCGCGATCGAGACGATCATCCGCCGCAACATTACGGCGCAGCTCCTCGCGATTCAGGAAATCGCGTTTTTCCATGGCGGCGGCACCAACGAGGCCAACGGCATTGCCGGCACCTCGGGTATCGGCTCCGTGGTGGGGGGCACCAACGGTCTCGCGCCCACGTGGACTCAGATCGTGGGCCTCGAAAGCAAGGTCGACGTCGCGAATGCGCTCCTGGGCACGCCGAAGTATTTCTTCAACGGCAAGACCAAGGCGCAGCTCAAGACTACGCTCAAGAACGCCGCGACCGGCACGGACTCCACCTACATTCTCAACGATATGAATGTGGGGATCGTGAACGGCTACGAATACAAATACACCAACGCGATCAGCTCGACGTTGACGAAGGGATCCGCGAGCGGAATCTGCTCGGCGCTCTTTTTCGGCAATCCCGCCGATTACTGGATCGGCTACTGGGGCGGCCTCGTGCTCGAGCTGCTCCGCGATTCGAGCAACGCCATCACCGGCCAATACCGCCTTGCGGCGGCGGCCTATTACGACGGCGGCGTGGTCCGCGCGCAGAGCTTCTCTGCGATGCTCGACGCGCTCACCCCGAACGCCTGATCGCTCGCCGGATAATTAGCCAAGCGCCCCGCCGTGCCTGTGGGCCGGCGGGGTTTCCGGCTGAAAACACCCGCCAACCGCAACCGTCAAACCTTTCGCCATGAAACTCCGCCATTTCTTCGCCACGCTTTTCGCATTGGTTTTTTTCAGTCTCCACGCAGCCACCACAATCACGCTGCTTACGCCCGTTTCGATCACCGCTACCGGCGGCGGCCAGGATGCTGATGTTTCCCGCCTCAACGGTCCGGTGCGCGTCACCCTCGCCGCACTCAACACCGCCGGCACGGCGCCGACATTGGCCTGCAAGCTGCAGACCTCGGCCGCGACCACGCGCGGGCTTGAATACTCCACTGTGGGCACGACGGACAACAAACTCCGCTCCGGTGCCAGCACAAATACCAAGATGGCGCTCAAGTTCACACAGTCCGGCATCGCGCAGGTCAAACGCGTCGGGCTCTACATGAAATATAACGGCACGATCACGCCTGGCCAAATCGTCACGCTTGCGATTCAGAGCGACAGCGCCGGCTCGCCGTCCAATACCGCGATCGGCACCTCCAACAACGTGGTGACGGATAACATTGCCACCTCCGCTGGCTGGGTAGTGTTCACTTTTCCCAATCCCGTCGATCTCGCCGATGCGACGGTTTATCATCTCGTTTTGAGCGGCAACTACACCGCCAGCGCGAGCAATTATATCACCTGGTATTCCACGACTGTTGCCAGTGGCGGGACGGTGGAAACATCTACCGATGGCACGACATGGGCGGCCGCGACTTCGACAGAGAAGTTCATGACTTACGTGGATCAATACTCCTTTTCCGATCTAACGGGCGGAGGTTACACGACCCTCACCACAGCGGGGAATACGACCGTGCAAACGCTGGAATTTAATGGAGGCAACTTGCCGCAATTCATGCGCCTCTATTCCACGATCGGCGGCTCCGCCAGCCCGGCTTTCGCCACCGTCGCGGTGGTGAACGCAGCGCGCAACTTCGAAAACTAAAACTGCCATGAAAGTCGTTGCTTTTTCGGATGTTTTTATCGCCACCGTGCCCGTGAAAGCGGGTATCCCGTTCGACGTTTCCGACGAGGACGGCCAAACTCTAGTCGCCACGCGGATCGTGCGCATAGCCACGGAAGAGGAGATCGCCGCCAATCCAGCCGCGGACGCTGAAGAGGCGGCCAACGATGCGGCCGACGCACGCGAAGCCACGATCAATGCGCCCGCCGTGGCCAAGCGGAGCCGCAAATCCGCATCACCTGCCCGCGAAGTAGCGGCGGCTCCAAGCGATACCGAAACGGCCGACGCCGCACCTGACCGCACTCAGTGATTCGCCGCCTGATCCATGATTCTCGACGACCGCCTGTTTTACAGCACCCGCAACCGCGCCGTGGATCCGGCGCGCATGGTGCTGCTGACACCGCCGGCCGTCGAACCGTGGCTCGCGACGGACGACGAGGTGCAGCAATGGTTTCGACTCGATAGCAGCGACGAAACGGCGACGATCACGCGTCTGCTGGCCGCTGCGCGCCGCTACTTTGAGACGACGACCGGCCTCAGCCTGATCAGCCAGCAATGGCGCGCCGATTTCGACCGCATTCCGAACGGTCCAAACAACGGCTCGTTTGCCCCGATCTATTTCAGCACGGGCCGCGAGATCATTCTCCCGCGCGCCCCGCTGATTTCGCTCGACGCGATCAACTACAAGGCCGATGCCACCGGCGCCCTTACGGCATTTGATTCGTCAAACTGGACTGCCGGCACCACGGGCAACAAGCAAACGTTCGCGCGTGTGTGGCTCAATTCGAATGCGAGCTGGCCCACGCTCGGCGACTTTCCGCAGGCGCTGCAGGTCACGCTCACCGTGGGTTTCGGCACCACGGCTGCCAGCGTGCCCGAGGATATTCGCACCGCGCTGCTCATGCTTGCGGCGCATTGGTACGAGAACCG